AAAGGAGGTTCCGAGTTTTTGATTGCCGGCTCCATAGATGAAGGCAAAGCAAATTCCTTTAGCTTGTCGCCTGGAGACTCCAACTCGATCGGCATTGACTTGATGGATGTCTCCGGTAACGAGGGTATCTCCAAATTCGGGAGACCAACGTCCAAGGTAATGGGCGAGCATCCTAAGCTCAATCCCGTTAAGATCGGCAGATACCATAACTTGACCAGGGGATGCTTGGAAAAGTTTTCTAAATTCAGGGTCACTTTTTGTCTGTCCTAAGTTAGGTTTACGGTGTGCACATCTGTGCGTATTAGTAGCAACTGAACAGTGGTGATGTATACGATTAGCAGTCGTACATAGCCTGAGCCATGCGTTGGTGCCTTCGGAGATCATCCCCAAGCTCTTCGTAATATCTAGACATTTCAGAAAATCCAAAGCAATCGCTGGTCCATCGGACGCAACAATCTCCTTCAGTACAATCTCGTCGATAATCGGCTTCCCAGTAGCTGTCTTTTTCGTCAGCTCTACGTTGTAAATCTCTGTCAGAATCCATGCAATATGGTCTCGCGATGTGGGGTTTGTTTCTTTTAGACGAGTGAAGGTTGCACCTTCGACGTAACCAGCCGGTCCGTTATTTCTTTTAGGAGTAAATTCCGGTCCTGCAACGTAAGGATGCTGGTTGCGTAGTAGTTCAAGAGTTTCTTCAAGCTCTTTTCTGAGAGTAGATGCAAGTTTCCATGCAGCATGTTGGTCAAAGTACCATCCATGTAGTTCTTGTTCAGTTAATATTTGAGCAACTTCGTGCTCTAGTCGGACCCACTCAGGTATTTTTGAAAGTGGTCGCATAATTTGGTGGTTACAATAACGTCTTGACAGCAATAGGTTTCCATTTCTGGTGACCAGTCTTGCCAATCTGTGGTCTTACCAAACTCACCTTTGTATTCACCTAGCCTGTAGCCGTATGACTCAAGGCTGTGTCGTCCATAGGTTTGAAGCGGCATATTTGGAATGCTTCGCTTCTTATCTACTTCAATGATGTCTGTGTGATACAGACGTGATAGAAGCAAGGTGTCTAACACAAAAGCAGTTGGCATAAACCACGGGTAAATCCTTCTGATTGCTGGTATGTCGTAGCCAATGATGTTATGACCAACGATTACATCAGCATCTTCTAAACGTTGTACCCCTCGAACAATCGGCTCTTCGTTGCCTTGATCGTTGTACACAACGGTCGAGTCAGTATCGCTGTCATAAATAACAAGGCAGTGGATCTTGGTAAGATCATTTAATAGTCCGTCTGTTTCCAGATCGAATACCAGCATTTTTCCAGATGTATGTTTTATCTACAAACTGTGCACGTTGTACTGCTTCAGCCGTAGGTGGATTAGGTTTAGAAATCGGTAATGTCGAAGTCTTTTGTTGCTTCAGTTTCATTAAATTTACAAGTAGATAAATCGAACTTCAGTTGGCAAGCCTCGCCAACCTCGCCTGAATAGCGGTTCTTAAGGACTCGCACAGTCGTAGCATCTCGTTCAGATCCACTCTGTTGGTTCCGTTCGAGTGCAATAACTGAGTCGCTAAGCTGACCGATGCTTCTAGAGCCACGAAGGCTTCGGAGTTGTACCCGGCCCCCCTCTTCATGTGATTGTCCATTAGGCGGTGTTGTTGTGTGACATACGAGAAATAATGCGATACCAGTTCTTTCAACTAGCGATCTAAGTTTTGTCATTGTTCGATCAATCATGACCCTCTCGTTGTCATTCTCAAGACCGCTCAATAGGATTGACAAGTGATCAAGGAAGATGACCTTTGTATCTAACCCAGCCGCCATGTATTCAATGCGGTTATAGATATGGTCAGGGTCATAGCTACCAAAACCATCAAAGAGATGTAGGTTCCATTTAGCTATTGTCTTGTCAAAGATCTCAGTCAGCTCGCTTCGTTGTTGTTCACCGAGGTGTAAAGATCGATTGCTGGCGACTGACATAAGTCCGAGAGATGTACGACGCATGGATTCTTCAAGTGCCAGAAAAGCAACCCGTTCTCCTTTATCAAGAAGGTGAGTTGCGATTGCACGACAGAAGGAGCTTTTTCCGATTCCAGACCCCGCAGTAATTGTGACAAGCTCCCCATACCGGATCCCGTGTAACTTTCCTTGTAGTCCTTGAAATGGGTAGTCATGGTCTGATGGTGGTGATGGTGTTGTAATTAAGTCAAGGAGTGTCTTTGCATCGACAATCCCGTCAGGTTGATATTGAACGTGGTCGTAGTTACATACAGCCCTTACAGCTTCTGTTTCTCCGGCCTGTAATGCTTCTGAGGCGTCTTTGTAATCCTCTAGGAAGCCGATGAATACTTTGCCAGGTGGTAGTACACCAGCAGCTTCTTTAGCAGCCTTCTGGCCTGCCTCATCGTTGTCAAAGAAGAGGACTATCTTGCTGTAATAGTTGATCCATTCATAGTTATTTTGAATGGCTTTCTTAGCAGCAGCAGCACCGTTAGGTATAGAAACTACAGCCCAATTAGGCTGTGCTTCCCAGACAGACATTGCATCCATCTCACCTTCAACGATGACTAACTTTTCATCACGCTTGGTTGTCTTGTGACGGTAGTTCTGCATCCCAAACAGGGACTTGACTTCACCTTCACAACGAAACTCTTTGTCTTTTGTTCTTACCTTTGCTCCGACAACCTTTCCAGTGCTGTCGAAATAATAGTGGCGTAAGATGTCACCATCTTTGTAGGTTTTGAAGAGTTCACAGGTTTTTTCAGAGATTTTTCTAGATTGCAGCCGTCCGGCTGATCCTTGTAGCTGAACATGGGTCACTTGATGAGTGTGGGTGATGTTATTGCCATGCGTTCTTGCATGACATCTAAAACAAAAGGTGTGGCCATCTGAGTACAAACTGTTTGCATCTGATGAACCACACTGATTACACGATGTGTGTCCTACGAATTCGTTTTCTTCGTGAACCATTCGATAGGTATATTGGTAAACGAAGCCCAAGGTATGCCTAACTTCTCGCAGTATTTGGCATACGTCGTCTTAGACTTCTTAGAGATAGTGTTATAAGGTGCTTGAAATATCATCCGTAAATCTAATTCAGGATGCTGTTGCACAACATTCTTGATCTTCCGTCTGTCGTCACTGTCCCAATAGCCTTTGCACTCCAGCAGAATCCCGCTAGGCAGTACAAAATCAGGAGTGTAATTGTGCATAATTGTATAAGGAACCTTAGTAGATTCATACTCATATTTCACTCCCAACCCAACCATTAGATCAGCAACCTTTTCTTCAAGGCCAGATCTAAATGCCATCAGTCATCAATTGCCTTTTCAACAATCTCTTCCACGATCTCTGAGACTGCACGTCGCATCTCATATTTAAAATCGCTTTTGTCTGCTTTAAATCGGGTTACTGTAATTGCTGGTAGTTCAACAGTAAGCGTTGCTTCATACAGTCCTAGGTCTGCATTCTTCTCTACGTTGTAATCAAAAATCATTTGCATCCTCAACTGAACTAGGTGCAGCAGGCATGACATTTGGTTCTGATGTTTTAAATCCAGCAGTAGATCCAAACAATGCAGCAGCATCTTCAGTACTCAGGTCACCCATATCAACACCAGCAGATGAAGACAACGTGACAATCTGAATACCTTTCAACTTGAGGCTTGTGCCATACGTGACATCATCACGCAAGATGTAAGGTTTCTGTTGGAATGCAAGCTTTACTGTGCTGCCTGAATATAGAGGTGTTTCTACATTGGTAATTGGTGTACCTTCTGTATCAACAATAGGTGGTTTAGTCTCTTCATTCCAAGAGAATTTAACTTGATACTTACCTTCAGATACCTCTTCCCAAGGTTCAGGTTTAACTACTGAACGCTTTGGATTCTTTAGTCTTGATTGACACCATTTGAGTCCATCAACCCTATCTTCTTCTAGTTTGTCAGCAATGTCTTGTCCGACTATAGCTGTGAGCTTATAGCCAAACTTTCCAGGTTTCAGTACGGCTTGAAATCCATCAAGGACTACAGGCTGTTCGGTTACGAATGTGTTACGAGTCATTAACAAAAAAAGTATTGTGATCTAATTACTGACTCAGGTTCGAGTGTGCCAATAATCGGTGGTTCAGTTTCAGCTCCAATCTGTGAAGCCCAGCTAGTTAAATAATCATGTTCAGCAAACAAATGCATGTATGTCTCTCTGACTAATTCAGAAAGAATGAACATATCTGTTGCACGACATATCACTGAATCATGTATCAGTGCAATGGGTGCATTAAATCGAAGTGCAGATAAATGCAGAAGACTTGCATCCAGCGAATGAATTAGGTTCGGTGCTGTTGCATTCTTGTGGTGAGCTTTATCTACTATGTCACCCTCTCCAGTAGCTACCTTGACCTGACATCTACCTAGTAGTTGTAGCTCAATTGTTTCTACTTGGGGTTTCATTAGCTTTTGTGTGACTACAAAACCTGAAGGTGTTACCCATTGAAGTTCTTGTAGACCACGATCAATAGCATTAGCTACTTCTTTTTCTATCCATTTCATAACCTTCATCGGACCAGGAACAATGACATTCATTGCATCCCGCACAGCTTTTACTGTTGCCGATAGGTCTTCTTTGTCTATTTCTACACCCTTTTCTTTCAATGCATCCCGTATATACCCTCTATTTGAGTACGGTTTTGCGTTATATGGAACAGTCATGACCGTTCGCTTCGTCATTTTTCTATCGCAGAACGGACGTACACCTTCAGGAATGTTAGGTTTTGCCGTATCTGCAATGACTTTATATGCATCTTGTGGCTTATCACTAGGGTAAACGTTGACTAACTTAGCCGTACTTTTATCCCTAGCTAATCCTGCAAGGATCTGAAGACCACTGCAAGTAGCATCAATTGCCACAAAATTCTTGGTGTAGTTTCTTTTGCAAGCCAGACATGTCATGTAATATTCCTCACAAGCTGCAAGGAATTGCCATGGCTCGTCTGCTGCTTCCCAATCAGATAAGTTTCCAATTGGATTAGTTGCTACACGTTTGATTAAGTCGTGGTTATTGAGTGTCCAGTCTTGTCTTTCATCCATAGTGGACTTATCCAGTCCATATGTTGTAGCAACACTGAATCTTAACCAGTACTTTGCATCATGTGTTACAGGTGCTGTCTCATGAAAAGACAACAAACTTTTACCAAAGTCTGTATCTTGTGGTGTCAAAAATGCAGGAATTGGATATGCTCTTCCGCGGTAATCCAGGGACCAAGGACAAAAGAATTTCTCTTTGTCTTTGAATACCTTGACAGCATTCATGGTCATTCTTGTACGACATGACCGCTTGAATTGCTGTGCATTTACATTCAGTACCTCTGCTGCTCTTCGTCTGTAGTCTTTACGAGAATCGTAATTCTCTGCAATATCTACAGGCTTAGGTGGTAGAGCTAACTCAACGACAGGGACAAACTTACCAAGCTCAATTCCACGTTCTTGTAGTGTCTCAGCAACATCAACAATGAACGGGTTGAGTGTGTATGCAACCTTCTGAATATGGTTCAGAAAAGCAATTGGTGTTTCTCCCTGTATACGGCAGGGCTTGCTCCGCCGAACCATGTCATAGCCTTTCATTACCTCATTTAAGAGGTAGCCACCTTGTCTTTCGTTGCTCCAATCATTAGGTTCAACGAGCATTGGCCAGGCAATAGGGCTGAACAACTCAGCAGTAGCCATCACCTCATCCCTGATCTCTAAAAATTCAGGGGTGGGGACGATGTATCTGTTTGTCTTGTTCCCTTCACGCTTCAGTTCATTGTCAAACCACTGACTTGTGATGCATATGCAATCCAATAGCCAGCCGCCAAGTTTGATCCTGTTGGCTCGTCCCCATGGTTCCCAATGATTCACGTCATAGCGATTCATTAGTGTCCTGATGACAACTACCTTCTGTTCTGTACCGATAGATCGGTGCCAGTAGTTCTCCTTAAGGACGTGCAATAGGCCAGGAACATTGCGTTCGTAGTGACGCATCATGCATTCGTCTTCCACGCCCTTACCGATGGCATCTGTGACGTTCTGAAGCTGGTTGGCCTTGCGCTTGCTTGAGAACACCTTGTCAAAGGTCACCTTGCAAGCAATGGCCGCGGCCGCTTCAGGTTCAATGTCAGCTAGATACTTATGAATGGCAGCTAGGTGCTTGCCTAAGTGCCGCTCATGGATGCGTTTGTTTGTGTCTTTGATCTGTTGAATGACCTTGGGCAGCAGCTCATCAATTGAACTGACGCCATACACAGAAGCACTCGCATACTCCTTGTCCTGAAGCTTGATCGTGTTGTCTCTTAAACGCTTAAGTCCTTGTCGTATTTGTTCCCGCTCAAGATCAACCTGAGCAGAGATTTCCGCTGGTGTTGCCAATAATTTGCAAAGTAGTGTGTTCGTTAGTCTCCCCACCAAGGAAGGCTGTTTTAAATACTTGAGTGTATAACTGGCTTTTTAAGATAGGCCAGGGATTTTGCCCTGACCTATACCTCAAAGGTAAGTACTTTTTGAGAAGTACCTGAAACTAGCGCGTCTACCAATTCCGCCACATCCGCGGGCGAGATACACTGCAATGACTGGTGTCTTGCAATGATACAGAAATGAGATGAGTGTGGACTCTTGACCCATTTCTTCTCGAACAGCGTAGCAGAACGGTTAATAGTCTAGTTAGTTAAGAGGTTATGCAGCCGCTGTGAGTCGGCTGTACGCCTCAATGACTTGATCATCATTGATGTGCGTGTAGTACTCCATGGTGGTTTTCATGGAGGCATGGCCCATCATTTTGTGTGCCTTAGCAGGGTGCACATCGAGGTTGGCAAGCCAGGTGTTGAACGTGTGCCGCAGACAATAAGGTGTGAGCCTTTGGTCGAACTGCAAGTAATCACGTACATCGTTGAACTTGACACGATGTGCGTCCTGTGAAGTAAACAAATCACCAAAGATTTGAATCTCAGGATCAGTGCATGATTCCAGATTCCTTGACAAGATTGGCATCAACTTGTTGTACCCATCGCTGCCGCTCGGCAGGTAGACACGACGTTTTCGATGCGTTGTCTTGAGCGTGAATCCTTCACGTTCACCAACAGCAATGAACGGAACAGGTGCATCCAAGTGAATGTCACTCGGTGTGAGTTGGCTGAATTCAGCCCAACCCAATCCTGTCCATGCGCTGAGCATGACGGTATCAGCCAAACTCTCTTGATTGAAGCAATTCTTTGCGGCTGCATAGAACTGATCAACCTGAGCAGGTGACAACGTAACGCGACCTTGCTTTGTGAACGAGATCTTCGTGAACTTAAACTTACCCTCACCTGTGATCCACTTGTGCTTGTTGTCTTGATAAGGAACAACACCCATATCAATGCAATGGTTCAGAACTGTTTGTATGTTCTGGATGCAATGATTGATGGTTTGATCTGACAACTCACGATAAACACGTAGTTCACCAACGTAAGTTTGAATCACGGATTTGTTGAAGTCCTTGATTAGAAACCGACGCCCTTGTGGGTTGTAGTTACTGAAGTGAGTGGCATAGGTGATTGCAGGTTTACTCCCCTTGCGGTGAGGTTGCCATTCATCCCTGGTCTTGATCGTGAAGTCAAGTGCTTGA